ATTCGTTTTAAACTTAAGTATCGTTTCTGGGGAACATCTCTTGAAGGAACTCGCCAAGTATTTACTTACACTGAAATCTTGACAGATGATGTGATTGAGGAATATATCAACGATGAACTCATTGACTCTCGCCCTAACCCGCTTGGCACTATTCCCGTTATTCATATTCCAAATGTTCGTATTAGCGGTAGCCCTTGGGGTCTTGCTGATTGTCACGACATTGTTAACATCAATCGTACTTATAATGAAACTGCTACAGATATCGCTGACATCGTTAATTACCACGCTGCGCCAGTAACAGTCATTATTGGAGCTAAGGCTTCGCAACTTGAAAAAGGCGCTAATAAAGTCTGGGGTGGTTTACCTAAAGATGCTCGTGTAGAAAATCTAGAAGGTGGAGCACAAGGACTTAAGGGTGCAATGGAGTTCTTGGCTATGCTCAAGAAGTCAATGCACGAAATGATTGGCGTACCAGAAACAGCTTTAGGGCAAGCACAACCGATTTCTAATACTTCAGGTGTAGCCCTATCTATTCAGTTCCAACCTTTGATGAATCGTTATCACCAAAAGATTATTCAATACGCACATGGCTTAGAGCGTGTCAACGAACTCATTTTGCTCAGCCTTGCAATCAAAGAACCAGAAACTTTTGTTTGGGACCCAACAACTGACGTTAAGTTGAAGAAGGGACAGGTTGACCGCCTAGACCCTAATGACCCACTTACCTACCGTTCTTATGTGCAGTTCCCACAGCCACTGCCACTAGATAAGTTAATTGCGCTTAATGAAATTCAGTCTCTTCTTTCTCTTGGACTTGAGTCTAAGGAAGGTGCTCTTCGTACTCTTGGTGAGGAATTCCCAGCTGAAAAGCTCAATGAAATCCGTCAAGAACTTATGGATGATGCAACTGCAGATGGCGCACTCAAGTTGCTCCAGACTCAGATTGAACAAGAGATTATGGAACTTACAGGTTCTGCCCCAGGAATGGTTGGCCAAGCGCCAGCTGGCGGTGGAGCACCAGGTGCAGAAGGAGAAGCAAACCCAGGAGTGCTTCCTCCAACAATTGATGATGCACTAGCCGCCGCAGATATGGGCGAAGCTGACTTGAGAAACAAGTTAGTAACTGAAGCTTATGGAACTATGTTGCCACAGCGACGTGTTCCAGAAGAGTACGAAAAATAAGCGTTTATGCTGACAATTTCGTGCTAAGAAGTAAAACTTAATATAGATAAAAACGTTAGGTCATATGTGCTCTTTATTCGGAAAACGACCCCTAGGATGTAAGGAATATAGCTATGGAAACAGCAGAAAACATGGCAGGTGCTTTTGAAGCAGAAGCCAATGTAGCTCCAGTCGTAAACGTGTCGGGTGTTGACGCACCTACTGTTACTACTACAACTAACTCTAAGTTTTATACGGATGAAGATTTAGCAAAGGTCCGCTCTCAGGAGAAGGACAAGCTTTATCCTCAAATCGATAAGCTTAAAGAAGAAGTTGAAAACCTTAAAAAGGAAAAGCAAGAAGAAGCCGCTCGTAAGGCAGCAGAAGAGGCAGCTAAGTTAGCTGAAGCATCTGCAAAGCAACAGGCTCAACTTGAAGAGGAATTGGACGCTAAGTCCCTCATCAAGATTAAGGAGCAAGAGTGGTCAGAGCAGTTGGAGCGTGAGCGCACCGAGCGTGAACGAGCCTTCGCTCTTCTGGAGCGTGAAAGAGATTTTGCTAATCTCCAAAGCTACAAGCAAACAAAGTTAGAACAAGAGCGCGACAGCATCATGCCCGAGCTTCTCGATTTAGTAAGTGGTAATACCCCTGAAGAAGTCGATGCAAGTCTTGAGAGCTTGAAGGAACGCTCAGCACGAATCCTTGAATCGGCGCAATCTGCTATGCAGAACGCTCGCAAGGAAATGACTGGTACAAGGGCAACCTTGCCACCAGCAGGTCCACTGGAAACTAATACGGAGCAACGTAACTTTACGGCGCAAGATATTGCGTCAATGTCGATGAATGAGTACGCAAAATACAGAGACAAGCTCATGAGCGATTCAGCTCGTGGGAAGTCTAAGGGACTATTCGGTTAAACCAACAATCCAAATTCAACCAAGGAGTTAAAGCTAAATGGCATCAGGTATTACAGGAACGGGCTCACTCGCAGCCTCACCTACCGCGTACTCAGGTACAAACACACAGCTAACTCAAGCGATTCAGACAATCTGGTCAAAGGAAATCCTTTTCCAGGCTATGCCTATCCTTCGCTTTGAGCAATTTGCTGTAAAGAAGACAGAACTAGGTGTTGCACCTGGTCTACAAATCAACTTCATGCGTTACAACAACCTAGGCTTCGCAAGCGGCCTTGTTGAAGGTGTACGTATGCAGACAAACGCATTGACAGCACAGCAGTTCTCAATCACAGTTTCTGAGCATGGTTATGCTCTTGCTGTGTCAGAACTACTTCTGAATGCATCATTCGATGACGTAATGGCTTCAGCCTCACGTCTATTGGGTCGTAACATGGCTATCTACCTAGACCAGCTTTCACGCGACACACTATATGCAGCTTCATCAACAATTTACGGTGAAGACCGCTCAGACCTAACAGCAGTGAACAACTGGTACGCAAACGGCGACACAGCTGCTTCACGTGCTGAAATGACAGGAAACTACTTCCTTTCAGCTCACACAATTAAGGACGCAGTTGAGACACTCTCAACCAAGAACATCCCTCGCTTAGGTGAGACATATGTTGCGTTCGTTCACCCTCACCAGTCACGTAAGCTTCGTGACAATCCTGAGTTCATTGAAGTAACAAAGTACGCTGCACCAGGAAACTTCATGCTAGGTGAAATCGGTCGTCTATATGACTGCGTATTCATCGAAACAACACAGGTTCTAAAGGTTGCTGGCGGTGCTGGTACTTCATACACAACAGATACAACTGTTGCTAACCCAACTGTTACAGCTGGTGGAGGTTACATCACTCCAGCAACTAAGACAGGTAACGGTGGTTCAGACCGCTACGCTGCACTATTCATTGGTGACAACGCATTCGGTCACGCTATCTCACTTCCAGTAGAACTCCGCGATGGCGGTATTCTAGACTTCGGTCGTGAGCACGCACTAGCTTGGTACTCAATCTTCGGCCTTGGTCTAATCACTGACCAAGCAGTTGTTGTAGCAGAAACCAACTAATAGTTTTACCCGCCGAGGGGGGTTGGGCAACCAGCCCCCCAAAGCACATTTATTGAGACACTAAACTGGAGGATACAAATGGCTAGCAAAGTAAAACCAGGCGATGTTACAGGCCGTGTGCGTGAAGCACAGCAGGCTGAGTTCGCTGAAGAGCAGCAGGCTCGCGCCGCTGAAATGTCTATGGCTTCTGCCGAAGCACAAATTAAGCTTGAAACTGAAGTACTTGATGCGACAGTACCTAACCGCCCAACAGTCATTATTGATGAGGCAATCAAGGTAGGCAAGCAAGATGACACAGTTGAAATCCGCGTAATTGAGAATATTGAATCAATGACTCTTGGCGCAGGAAATCATTACTCATTTAAAGCAGGTCAAAAGTATAAAGTAACTCGCGCAGTAGCTAAGCACCTTGAAGAAAAAGGATACTTAGCAGGAGTTATCTAAGCTTAAAATTCGGCGGAGGGGCGGGCATAGTTATGCTCGCCTTCTTCGTTTGAAGAGATTTTTTAAAGGTTTACCGACATTATTGGAACAACAGTATTGAGGGAGTTATAAGTGGCAGTTTTGACTGACTTAATTTCCCGAGTTCGCCTTGAACTTGGAGACCAGCCAAAGCAATTCACTAAAACTTTTACTGGTGATGGTTCCACCACAGATTTTAGTTTAGCAATTAAACCTGTTGATATTTATACTCTTGCTGTCTATGTTAACGGCAGCGCTGTAGCTAATCCTGCTGGATACACCGTAGAGGCTGACCAGGGCGTTATTCACTTTGTTCATACCCCACCAGCAAATGCAGCCATTCTTATTACTGGCACGGTATTTCGTTATTTTACCGATGATGACATCTGTCTTTTTGTTAATACTGCAGTAACTCAACACGTATACAACCGTACTAACGGTAACGGTAGTCAGATGACAATTGGACTTATTCCAGCTGTTGAAGAATACCCATTAGCAATCCTTGCCACTATTGAAGCTTTATGGGCTTTGGCAACTGATGCTTCTTTTGATATTGACATCAATGCTCCCGATGGAGTTTCTATCCCACGGTCTGAGCGTTATCGCCAACTTACTCAAACGATTCAAAATCGTTGGGAACAATATAAACAACTTTGTTCTGCATTAAATATTGGGCTTTGGCGAATTGAGATGGGAACTCTTCGTAGAGTGTCTCGTACAACTAATAAACTTATTCCAGTTTACATGGCCCAAGAAATTGATGACTCTCGTAAGCCAGAGCGCGTATATATTCAAAATGATTTGAATGGCCGCACGCCTACTCCATCCTACGCAGATGTTGTAGACATTGTTCTTTATCAAGGAGACTCATGGAGTGCGGAGTTTGATTTCTCATTTGATATTACTGGTCTTGAATTTAAGGCACAAGCAAGAACATATCCAAATTCACCATCACTGTACGCTACATTTGATATAGAAATTATTGATGAGCCAACTGGAAAAATTAGATTGTCACTAACTAATAGTCAAACAGAGTATTTACCGTCGCGTTTATTTTGGGATTTACAAGCAACATCTCCAACAGATGACACATACGAACAGACGTTCCTTCGTGGACAAATATTTGTTACTCAGGAGGTAACTGTCTAATGGCTTATTCACCAACTTGTAGATGTACAGGTACTTGTACTTGTGGCGCGGGAATTCAATCAGTTGTTGTTACTGTAGGACAAGGTGGACCTCGTGGTGTACAAGGTCGTACTGGTGCTCAAGGTACAGCTGGTGCTGGTACACAAGGTGTGCAAGGTGCTGTTGGACCTATAGGTCCTGGTGGCGGAGCACAGGGTACAACAGGTTCGCAAGGAGCTAGCGGTACTGGGGCACAAGGAGTTGCAGGTGCACAGGGAGCTACAGGTTTTGGAGCACAAGGTTTTACAGGAGCACAAGGAGCCCTTGGTACACAGGGTATAACAGGTTCTGGAGCTCAGGGAACAAGTGGTTCTCAGGGTATCCAGGGTATTCAAGGCGGTGGGGTAAGTCTTCAAGAGGTACAAGAAGCTATTGCTGGCGCTGCTCTCGGAACAACAGATGATTTAACCGAAGGTACATCAAACCTTTACTTTAGAGTAGATAGAGTTTCATACGACCACATCCAAGATGAAGTAAGTGACACTTGGGTCATAGTTCATAATTTAGGTTTCAAGCCTAACGTTACAGTTCAAGATTCTGCTGGTAGTATTTATGAAGGTGAAATTTCGTATACTAATTCGGACTCCTTGACTATAACTTTTTCAGCAGCGTTCTCAGGCAAAGCATTTTTATCTTAAGGAGATAAATTAGATGGCACGCAAGTTTTTAACCCCTATTGATTTAAATAAGCTTGAGCTTCAGAATGCCCGCATTCAGAACCTCGCATCTGCACCATCTGACCCAGTTGCTGGTCAAGTTTATTTTGACACTTCTTTAAATCTTCTCCGCATTTTTGACGGAACAGTTTGGACAAGCGCTGGTGTACAAGGTACAACAGGTTCACAAGGCACCGTAGGTGCACAGGGCACAATTGGTGCTCAAGGTCTTACAGGAACGCAAGGTCTAGAAGGTACACAAGGTTCTCAAGGCGATAAGCCATGGACTCTTATTGGCGAATACGACAACGGTGTTAGTTACTCTATTGGCGATGCTGTAACTTATGATGGCGGATTTTATTACAGAACTGGTAATCCAGGAAACCCAGGTTACCCACCAACACCAGGTTCAATTACCGCATCATGGACACCTGTTGCAGATAAGGGAGCTCAAGGAACAACTGGCTCACAAGGTTTAGATGGTGTTCAAGGAACAGAAGGTTCACAAGGTCTTGATGGTACGCAAGGACTTGATGGTACTCAAGGCGTTGAAGGTTCACAAGGATTAGACGGAACGCAAGGAACTGACGGAGCTCAAGGCACAACTGGAGCACAGGGTCTTGACGGAACACAGGGTACCGACGGTACCCAAGGCACCGAAGGTGCACAAGGTTTAGATGGTACTCAAGGCACAGACGGAACCC